AGTCTGCATATACTAATTCGGAAGCCTACCAGAGACATAAGGAGGGCTTTAAGACACTAAAGCAGATCTCATCCGAAAAGGAGCTGCGTGAGGAGCTTGCCGAGTTATCCAGATTCGTAAATAGTGCATCTTCTACGATCAGGGGTCAGGATCAGATGCTGAGACAACGTATCCAGACATTACGATCTAAAGGTTACATGATCCCGACCGATAAAGCCGGAGCTCTGGCATATTTCAAATGGCTGGATTATTGCCAGGATAAACACGGACTTGATTTCCATTATCATGTATCGGAAGCGGAAAGACGTTCCGTATGGTTCGATGATCGTATAAAAGACCTACTCAGCAAGGAAGAATTTGACGAAGCATGGCAAATGATGAAAGAGATTCAAAGTGAATATCAGGAGGCAGCCGATGTCACGGAGAAGGAAGAAAAAGATTTTACTGACTTTGAGGAGCTCTGATCCGGATCAAGTGATCCGGAGCTGGGTCCATGATATATTCCGGTTCCCTGACCAGAAAAGAGGAAGAGGTAACCCGAGAAGAAAGAAAGAGGATAGAAGGACATATAAAGATGTATTTTCTTCATTTGATATCGAGACCACAAACTATAAGCCACTAAAGCAGTCCTTTTTATATCTCTGGTCCTTCACATTGGATAAATATACGATTCAGGGTCGGACCTGGGAACAGGCCCGGATCCTTTTCGAAGAATTGGCCTCACTTATGGATGAGAAGATCTATCTGATCGTCTGGATCCATAATGACTCTTATGAATTTCAATTCATGAAGTCCGTCTTTGATAAAGAGATCTCCGATATCTTCGCTCTGGATAATCGAAAAGTCGTGAAGTTTTCCATGATGGAGCATATTGAGTTCCGGTGCTCCTGGATCCTGACGAATAACTCTCTGGCCACATTTACTAAAAATATGAATGTATCCCACAAGAAGAAGGACGGGGCCAAGTTTGATTATATGAAGGTCAGAACACCGGGCAAGGATCTAAAGCGATATGAGCTTATTTATTCCTGGCATGATACTCTCGGTCTTGTGGAAGCTCTTAAGGTATATTTTCAGACTGTGGGCTGTAATTTCTATAATATACCTCTTACTAATACCGGTTTTGTCAGAAACGATCTCAAGCTGGCCCTTAGAAGGGAAAGATATTCTTTTATGAGATGGCTTCAGCCGGATCTGGAGCTGCTGCATGCACTCCACTCCGCATTTCGCGGAGGCGACACTCATGCAAATTATATGTACTCCGATCGAATCATCGAGCCCAAAAAAGGATATGGATATGCGACCGATCATGATGATCGGGAGTCTTCCTATCCAGCCGAGATGTTTAATAAGCATTTTCCTATGACAAAATTTGTGCATGTCGGCCCGATCTCTTTATCGGAGACGATCATAAAGATCCAGAGACATCACATGGCTGCGCTTTTGGTCGTGCAGATGGGAAATGTGAAGCTCCGGGACAAGTTCAATCCGGATCCGTACCTGTCTTTCGATAAATGTCGGAAGGTGGAAGGAGCACTAAAAGACAATGGTCGTATCGTTATGGCTGACTATCTGGAGACAACGATCACGGACGTAGACCTTCGGATCATTAAAAAAGAATATTCCGGAAAGATCAAGATCATTGATTCTTGGTTTTCAACATATAAACCATTACCGGAATCGGTCAAGGATGTTCTTCGAAAATATGGTCAGGCCAAAACGGCCTTAAAGGGTGTACCGGGTCAGGAGCTTAATTACCAGGTAGCAAAAGGAAGATTCAACTCGATATATGGGTGCTGCGTAATGTATCCCATTAAGCCGGTCCTGGAATTTGTCTATGATGAAGATCTCGGAAAGAAAGTATTCAAGGAATCAAAAGAAAAGTCTGAAGAGGAGCTTTTGCAAAAATATTCACAGAAGGGTTTTCTTCCTTATCAGTGGGGTGTCTGGGTAACGGCATGGGCCAGACTCGAGCTTCGAAAAGGTATGTATATAGTCGGACATAATCTGATCTATACCGATACGGACTCTCTGGTATATATTCCGGATAAGGATATATCTTTCGATGAATATAACCGGAAGATGATCCGGCTGGCCAGAAAGAATAAATCGGTATTTATCGATAAGAATGGTGAGGAGCACTACTTAGGAAGATTCTTACCGGAAGAAAAGCATGATCGTTTTGTGACTCTGGGTGCGAAAAAGTATGCTTCAGAAGATAATGGTCAGATCCATCTGACTGTTTCCGGAGTTTCGAAAAAGAAAGGAGCCGGAGAGCTTAAGAGGATGGGAGGGCTCGAGGCGTTCCGGATCGGAACAGTCTTTAAGGATTCAGCCGGAACCGAAGCATGGTATAACGATACAACTGATGAATATATCAAGATCAATGGAGAAAGGATCCATATTACATCGAATCTCTATTTACAGGAATCGGAATATACACTTGGAGTAAGTAATGATTATGAAACGATCCTGGAGATGGCCGATCGGATCTGGAATGGTAAACTGGATAGAAATTCACTATTGACTAGATAGTAAAGTATGCTATACTATAGTTAATAAATCAAGGGAGGTGTCAATATGATTCGAGTAGTATGTGATAATTGTGGAGCTGAGATCTCGACAGATCTTCGGGAGTTTTATGATGATATCCGGAAATGTCATTTCCATGTTTTCAGTCTGGAAGATCTTTGTGAGTCCTGCTATAACGATGCAGTGCAGCAATGGAGAAATAATCATGAATATTGAAGATATCCTTATCATTGTCATGATCTGCGCTTTTCTGATCGATATCCTGATCCGGATCATCAGAGAATACGATAACAGGAGGAAGGGAAAATGAGCCAGGTACCTATTAAATATGTACGCATGATCGCTACAAAACACGCTCCGTCTCATATCTGGAGATGGACCTATAAAGTCGAATATCAAGGCGGATCCAGTAAGACCTATTCGGAAGAAAATCTTCCGGCCAGAGTTTCTTTATGGATCGAGAAGGAAAGATCAGCTGATCGGTGCTTTACGATTAGCGAACAGGTTGTTTCTTTAGTGGGCTGGAACCGGCCTACAGAAGATAAATAAATCAATTTTTATGGAGGTATTTTATGAACCATTTTGTATTACTTGGAAGACTTTGTGCAGACCCGGAAGCAAAGAAGATCGGAGACAAGAAGAAGTCAACAGTCCTTACTGATTTCCGTATTGCCGTGCAGGGTATCCCGGATCAGGAAGGAAACCCGAGAGCCGATTTTCTCTCATGTGAAGCATGGGGTGTTACCGGAGCTAATATCGCTAAATTCTTCAAAAAAGGTGACATGATCCTGGTCAGTGGCCGGATCTCGGCTCAGTCCTGGGAGACGGAGGAAGGCGAAAAGAGATACAAGACCGCTCTTGTCGTAAACTCTTTTGACTTCTGTGGTGGTAAGAAGACCAGAGAAGAAGAGGAAGAAGATGAGGAAGAAGATCTTCCTTTTGATGAGCCGAAAGCAAAGAAGACATATAAAAGGAGATGATTAAGATGGAGTACCGGTTATTGCTTTCGAAGAAGACTTTTGAAGATATGTGTATGCGAGCTGCCGAGTGCGAAGATGTAAAAGTTGTAGGAGAAGGTCTTTCGAATGGAGACCGCTTCCTTCTCTCGATCGCGGTGGCCGGTGCTCTGGATCATCTGAGAAAAGAGATTTTCAAGCTGGGTGATGAGCTGGAGGTGTAATATGATTCCACATGATGAATATATCAAGGAAGTGTCTTATAACGATTTTATCGCTGCTGCTGAAGTGATAAAGAGAGTATGTGAGTCTTGCAACAACTGTTTTGATTGCTATTATCATGGTGATAACGGATGCAGTATCACAAATATAATAGATCCGGATAACGAAGAACCTGAATGTCCATGTAATTGGAGCATCCCGAAGGACCTTTAATGGTCCTTCATTTTTAGAAAGAAGGTGAAGCGGAATGAGTAAAGCAGTAGATATTATTGATGGTGTGCTTTTTGTTCACACTAGGCATTATGACGATGTAAACCGAGTTATCATTTGCCACCAAAAGAAGCCGTTAAGAGTATTTAGCGAAGATGCCGAGGTGGAAAAGCGCATGAAAGAAGGTGACGAGAAGTGACAGAAAAGGAATTTTATTCTGAAGTTCTAAAAGATGAAAATGCTCGGGGTTATATGACTGATTATCTGGTATTGATTAAGCTAAGACATATGCAGAATGAGCCGTGGAGATATACCAGAGAATTATATATAGTGGACATGGAACGGAATGGAAAGTATCATTCCTGGGAAAATGACTGGTGGGAGGGTGAAGAATTTGTTCACATTCTCGATTTCGTAGCCCTTGAGGATGTTATATTTCCACATGGATTCAAGGAAGGTGATTGAATGAACCTATATACCGATGAAGGCTGGCTCGATATCGAATACATATCCACCTATTGTGACTATAAAGGTATCGATCAGATCTTTATTGTCGGAGCGCGTGGTACCGGCAAGTCATATGGGATCCAGAAAAGGCTCATCCTGGATAAGGAGAAGTTTATCTATACAAGGATATCCGGAAATGAGATCAAGATGATCAATAATCCGGAAATGAATCCTTTTAATGCTTTCTATGATGATCCTGATTTTCTTTCTTATAAATTTGATATCAAGAAGATCCCTATGGTCGATAACGGACTCTATCTTCTCATTAATGATAAGCAGCTGGGGATCTGTTTACCCTTAACTACTTTCGGTAAGTTTCGCGGTATGGATTTTCATGAATATAGGCAGATCTTCCTGGATGAGTTCATTCCGGAAAGAACGATCAAGAAGACGCCCGGAATCGGCCAGGCACTAAAGCAGGCCTATGAGACAGTGAACCGTAATAGAGAATTAAAAGGAGAAAAGCCGGTACGGCTCTGGGCAGCTGCAAACAGTCTGGATCTGAATAATGAGATCCTTTTAGAGTTCCAGCTTATTCCCATGATGGAAAAGCTCATTAAGTCGGATAAAGAAGTCTGGCAGGAAGGAAATAAACTCCTTATATATCCGCAGCACTCACCGATCTCTGAAAAGAAAGCCGGGACTTCATTATATAAGAACGATAAAGGATCCTTTTCGGAGATGGCTCTGAAGAATCAATTCAGAGAATATAGCCGGAGTAATTTAGGAAGTAGGTCCTTAACCGGAGCTGAGCCGAAATTTACTTTACAGGGAAAGTTTTCGGTCTATCGTTTACAGAACCGGTCCTGGTATGTAACGACACCAAAGAAGATGAAAGAGCTCTATCCGGATAAGGATTTTAATAAGATGCAGATGATTCGAAAATATTACTTTCTTGCAGAAACATATCTCAATGGCCGCATCATATTCGAGAGCCCTGAGCTCGAGCTGCTCTTTCAGGATGCATTTAAGATCAAGCTATAAGAATAGCCCCGGGAGTCAAGGGAGGTCCCGGGGCTTTTCAAGTTTGGTTGCGTCACATGAGGTGTCTCAAACTTAATGCTAATTCTATGCAATATCATTATATCAGCATGGGTAAGAGATTGCAACATCCATGCATGTACCATCGGCTGTGGTGGTTTCGGATATAAAATACTGATAGACCGTCATGCTGGCAAGATAATCCGCACCATTTGTGCCATAGATCTTATACTGGACCCGGTTCACGATATCGAAATAGGTTCCGATCGGCTGGCCGGTGACGGTCATTTTAGGAAGATGCAGCGAAGATACATCGATCGTCTTCGGTGTCGTATCCGGCTCTGTCATGGTGATCGCTTCCGTCTGGCCGGATCCTAAAACAATATTCATCTTTCCGCTTACGATATGACCATCTTTATAAAGATCGAGATTTGCTGTCATAAACGGCCCATCGACCCATGTGATCTCCGGATCAGTCGTGAGAGCACCCAGAGAGAAAGTCTGAGAACCGGTGAAGTGCGTTGCCGAACCGGCAGCTCCACCATATGTGAGAGCGAAATTAAGAAGTCTCTGGTCACGGTTATTGAGGTTGATGCCGGAAGCCGTATCACCCTTTTCTGCCTTGATCGCAACAAGCCGGTAGCCGTCTGTCTGATCTCCTGCTCTATTATGTACACGGATCGTTCCTTCCGGGCGGATATCCACATAGATACCGGAGATGGAAAGCTCCTGAAGAGCATCGGCAGATGTGAAAGTTTTCGAGTCAACGGTCCAGTATTGTGGATCCGCAACATTATAAGCGCTTGCCACTTCATTTGTCTTTGTCATAAATACGGTCGTGACCGTGATCGCATGAGCAAGCTGATGCCCTCCTCCTGAAGTCGGGACCGTGTAGGTCGTATCAAAATCAAGATTCTGCCAGGTTGCAGTCGGATAGAATCCATACTGGTCATAACTCCAGGAATTATTATCCTGATTCACATTATATGGATTTTTCATGCCGGCAGGAACCGGAAGACCCAGAAGATAATCACCGGCTAAAATCATGTTCTCGCTGGCATTATAGACATCGATCGGATTAATGACCGCAGATTCCAGTAAGCTTATGCGGTTGCCGAGATTGTTATCTCTGGTATTAGATTCCTCATCGACTCGCTGGATCTCAGAAGCAAGACCTGTTTCGCCTGTTTCCAGATCCGAGATCTTACCTTCAGCTGTATCAAGACGGTTCTTGATCCCTACATCCGCAGCCTTGAGATCAGAGATATCTCCTTCATTTACGGAAACACGACCGGCCAGAGCTGTAAGATCATCCTGCATCGTGGAAGTGGCTCCTTCCAGTGTCTCGACCCGGGTATCCAGAGCATCGACTTTTGTATCGAGCTCGGCCACTTTTGCTTCGGATTGTTTTGTGGTACGGATAAGCCAGTCTTCATTCAGGCCATGCTTATTCGAATAAGGTAAAAATTCAAAAAGTCCCATAATATATACCTCCTATTAATATACTAATACACAGAATGTTTTCTTAAAATCATTTGTGATAAGCCCGATAATATTCAGATCTTCGCGAAGCGACACTTCCCACCGGACCATGTCTTGGGAACTTGTGAGCCCGATGTTCCCTGATAAATGGGCCTGATGCCCCAGAGTTCTGGAAGATGAATCCGTACTTGAATCAGTCCCGGAAGAAGTCCCGGAAGAAGTCGTGGATCCGGAAGTGGTACCGGTCCCGGAAGTAGTCCCGGAAGTGGTACCGGTGGACCGGTCATGATCGCTCCATCCTTCACTTAGATTAAATCCATTCACTTCATTTTTATTAGAAGTCGATCCGGATTCGGTTGTGCTGGTCGTTGAGGAACCGCTATCCGTTACGGTAGAAGAATCCGTTCCGGAAGAAGTTCCGGAATGAGAAGCGCTGATCGTTTCCTGATCCGTATATGTTTCGTTTCTATCAAAGTTATGGATAGGATTATAGGATGCGGTAAGAGCTGCAAGCATCTTATTCCATCCCGGCAGCATCTTTCTACTCCAGACCCCGATCGCAATCTTCATGAAATTCGGATCAGTATAGAGGACCTCCAGCTCTCCACACTCCAGAAAGATATTGTTAATGATATCCTCTTTTGAAGAAGCCAGATCTTCAGGAAGAGAGAAGTTATCGAAGATAGTATTATCGTAGTCCCATAGACCATAAATACTGATTCGGTCATAGCTCTGTGACATTTTCATCTACCTCCTCATTTTCTGTTTTGTTCCGGATATCGATCCAGATATCAAAACCGATCTTCGGATTGTTCTTGATCTTCTCGCAGGTCTTTTGCATATCGGCTACCCACATCTCGAGTTTTCCCTTCGATCCTTCATTTCCCATATTGACTTCCTGAGTATTGAGTCTTTCTCTCTTTTGCGTATTAAAGTTCGCAATACCCAAAGTCTCATCAAACTGATGGAGGATCGATATAAAATCATCCAGGAGCTTATCACCGAAGTAGACTCCCTGCCGGTTGAAAGATGCTACATTCAAAGTACCATCGTCTCTAAAGAGATCCTTATCGATAAATACATCCATCTCACCGGATTGTGCAAGATCGGTTGCTTTCTTCATGGACTCGGCCTGAGCTTTCGTCTCAACACCGTAAAAATCAGCAGCGATAGACTTTTTGCACTGAGTTGCCCAGGTCTCCATACAGATAGCAAGCTGATCAGCCGTATAGG